AAAATGTAATGTATTGTGGCCTTATCCCTGACAGTCGCATAATGCGGCTGACTTAACCCCGACAGGAGATTCTCATGGGTAATTCTACTTTCAGCGGACCAGTACGTTCGCAAAATGGTTTTGAAGACATCACAACCAATGCCACAACTGGCACTCAAACAACTAATTCCACATATGGTACAAACGCCTCAGTAGGTGGAACACTTGCTGTAACAGGCGCAACAACATTGTCAGCGGCTGTTAATAGTTTGTTTGTAAAACACGTAGCTCACGTTACTGGAGTGACAGTAAACTCTACAGCAGGTGACTCTCCAACTATTGGTACATTTGCACAGCCTGCAAACACTATTATCACTAACATTAAAATCTTTTGCGCCGTTGCACCTGTAACGGGAAGTGGTGACATTGGTTATGAAGTAGGTACATCTTCTTCTGGTGCGCAGATTGTAGCTACTCAGGCTGACGAAATCTTAGACGCTGGTACAACAGTTGTCTTAGGCAACGTAACTTTAACAGAACTAGTTCTTCAAACACAAGATGGTACAACTGCACCAGCTTCTGTTCAGTATGCGTCAGCAGCTCGTAATATTTTCTGTAACATCACAAATACAGTTAATGCTACAACAGCAGGTTCGTTTACGTTCATCATTGAGTATGTGCAAATCGCATAAACAATTGGGAGGGAGCTTTGGCTCCCCCCTTTTCTTATAGGAGGCCAAAATGGCAGCATCAGACGTAAAACCAGTCATCATCAGTGATGAAGTGGCTTTAGACGCAGACGGCATTTCAGTTGCCGCTGGAGTGGGCAACAATGCCGCTCTGACAATTGGCGGAGCATTAGCCGATGGAGGTAGCGTTACTAACGCTTCTGGAAGACAAGTAACAATATTATCAGCAGGCAATGATTCAAGTAAATCATTTAATGTAGTTGGTACGGATGTAAATGGTGCATCTCTTACAGAGAATGTCACGGGAGCTAACGCTGGAACAGCAACAAGCTCTGGTTATTTTAAGACTATTTTAAGCATTACCGCTGTTGGTAATCCTGCGGGAAACGTATCCGCTGGTATTAACAATAATGCGCTAGGTGTAATTTTTGCAGACAGAACCCGATTGCAGGGATTTTCTTTTGTTTCTGGAGGAACCGCTGGTAAAGCTAATCTTAGAGACGGTGGTGCCACGGGTACTGAATTTATACAGTTTCGATCTATTGGAACAGATAGCACTTCGGATGACCCGTTTATTCCAGATGAAGGTGTACTGTTTAAAAATGGTTGCTTTGTTACGTTTATTGTAGGCACTATTGATTTAATGATGTTCTACCACTGCTAAATTCGAAGGAAAATAAATGGCAGACAAGCCTATAAAACGAAATAAGAAAAATTACCGTTCCACTAAGTCTGGGGCGGGAATGACAAAAGCTGGAGTTGCCTCATATCGTAAGAAAAATCCCGGCTCTAAACTTAAAACTGCCGTTACTGGTAAGGTTAAAAAAGGTAGCGCCGCTGCCAAACGCCGTAAATCTTATTGCGCACGTTCAGCAGGTCAAGCAAAAAAGTTTCCAAAGGCCGCAAAAGACCCGAACAGTCGATTGCGCCAAGCTAGAAAAAGGTGGAATTGTTAAATGGCTACAGGAAGATCACAATCATCTAAACAGGTGACAAAACCCGGACTTTACGCTAATATTGCTGCTAAGAGAAAGCGTATAAAGGCTGGTTCTAACGAAAAAATGCGCAAACCCGGAACAAAAGGCGCACCAACAGCAAAGAATTTTAAAAAAGCGGCTAAGACTGCTAAAAAAAGAAAACCTTCTAAAAGAAAGAAAACTTAAATGGCTGTATCAGGCTCAAAAGACTTTGAATTAGATGTAGCAGACTACATTGAGGAAGCTTTTGAGCGTTGCGGCTTAGAAGTGCGTACAGGATACGATCTTAAAACTGCAAAACGTTCTATGAATATAATGTTTGCTGATTGGGCCAATAGAGGCTTAAATCAATGGACAATTGCACAAAGAAACTTTACTGTAACAAAAGGCGATGGTAATGAGCCTCTTGGTGCTGAGATAATTGACATATTATCACTTGTTATACGACGAGATGGTACAGATTATGCCCTAAATCGCATAAGTCGTGATGAATACCTAAATATACCAACAAAGTCTACAGTTGCACGCCCGACACAGTTTTTTGTTGATAGGCAGATAAATCCAGTGCTTCAAATGTGGCCTTTACCTGATAATAGCACTGATTTGGTGATTTATGACGCTCTAGTGCGCATGGATGATGCTGATTCATTCACTAATACAACGCAAGTTCCCTTCCGTTTTTACCCTGCTTTAGCCGCTGGTTTGGCGTATTATATCTCTATGAAACGTGCTCCAGACCGCGCTCAATTGCTAAAAGCTACCTATGAAGAAGAAATGAACCGTGCAATGGACGAGGATAGAGATCGTGCATCTTTCCGAGTAGCGCCTGATTTAAGGAGCTACCGTTATGTCTAAATATGCCACTGGAAAATGGGCATATGGTATATCTGACCGATCTGGCTTCCAATATCGCTTGCGTGACATGCGCAAGGAGTGGAATGGCCTTTTGGTTGGTAAAGACGAATGGGAGCGAAAACAACCGCAATTAGAGCCGCTTAGAGCCACACCTGATCCGCAGGCTTTACGAAATCCTAGACCAGAACAGAACTTATCTGAGCAGAGAAGTATACAATACGGATGGAATCCTGTAGGTCTTAAATTTGATGGTGGTTTAACCCCTAATAACTTAGTTGCAACTGGATCAGTTGGCAGCGTTACGGTGAATATAACATGAGCTTTACATACGCGGAACTAAAAACAGCAATTCAGAACTATACTGAGAATACAGAGACAACCTTTGTGAATAGTCTCGATATTTTTATAAAAAATGCTGAAGAAAGAATATTAAAGATTTCACAGCTTGAGGTTTTTAGAAAAAATCAATCAGGTACGCTAACGCCGTACTCAACAGATGCAACAAATTCTAAATACCTTACTGTTCCTACAGATTACTTATCAACTTTTAGTCTTTCTTTTACAAAAAACGGTTCAAAAGAGTTTTTGTTATTTAAGGACGTAAACTTTGTTCAATCGTTTAATCCTAATAGCACAACAGTTGGATCACCTCGTTATTACGCGCAGTTTGATGTAACGCACTTCATAATAGCTCCTACTCCAGACGAAGCATATGAGGTTGAGCTTCATTACTTCTACCGTCCAGCCAGTTTAACTTCTGCTGGAGACTCTGGAACGACATGGTTAAGCACTAACGCTTCTGTAGCCTTACTTTACGGGTCTTTAATCGAAGCTTACACATTTATGAAAGGTGAAGCTGATTTAGTAGCAAATTATACTCAACGCTTTACTGAAGCTATGTCTCGTGTAAAGAACTTTGGTGAATCTCAAGAAGTTACTGATGCTTACCGAACTGGTCTAATTATGAGGGAGAAAACATGATACCTAGTTTAAACATTAACTTACCCGCTGACTACAAGGTAGAGGTTCATACCTCTAAAGGACGCGGTTTTAATCCTGAAGAAATTGCAGAACGGTGCGCAGATAAGATTCTTTCTGTTTCTGACAGCGCTCATCCTGCAATTCGACAGCAAGCACACGCATTTAGGAAGAATATAGTTAAGCTGGTAGAATTTTATCTAGCAGATGCTGTGCAAAACGACAGAACTACTATATATAACGCATTAACAGACGCGGGACATCCAGAGCTTGCGTCACTTATAAGGAGATTGTGACATGGCCTTTAACGGTAATTTCATGTGTACGAGCTTTAAGAAAGAGCTTCTTGAGGCCAAGCACAACTTTTTAGCGAGCGGTGGCAACACGTTTAGGTTGGCGCTGTATACTAACAGCGCAACATTTACTGCGGCTACTACAGCTTACACTAGCACTAATGAAATCAGCAACACTGCTGGTAGTGCGTACACTGCGAAGGGTGTGGCCTTAACGAACGTAAACCCTTCCGCTTCGGGAACTACCGCATTAACAGATTTTGCTGATGCTTCTTTTAGTTCTGCAACTTTTACGGCTCGTGGCGCTTTAATTTTTAACGACACCGCGTCTGGTGATCCTACTGTTGTTGTTCTGGACTTTGGTGCAGATAAAACAGCCAGTAACGGAACATTTACAGTTGTTTTCCCAGCGGCAGATGCAAGCAACGCGATAATTAGGATAGCGTAATGACTAATAAGGTTGTTGCCTATTTAGGGTGGAACTCTTCTAGCCAAGGCTGGGGACAAAGCACTTGGGGCAACAACATAGCACTTCCGGGAGCTACAGGGTCTATAGGGGCTTCTGTAGTCGTCGTAGCTAACGCTGTTCAACCTGCTACTGGGCTTGCATCTACTGGATCAGTAGGTGGAGTAACCGTAACAGGAACAGCTAATGTCGCTGTAACAGGAATAACAGCTACAGGCTCATCTGGAGCAGTTACTGTTATAGGTATAGCTAACGTAGCTCTAACAGGGCTATCTTGTACGGGACAGGTTGGTAATGCAGTCGCAGAAGCTGACTCAAACGTATACCTTATAGGTCTTTCCGCTACCGCAAGTGTTACACCGACTCAACTTCTTGTGTGGGGCGACCTTGATCCCAACCAGAATCCGAGTTACAATCCAATAAACCCAACCTCCTCACCATCGTGGGGTCAGGTTGCAGCATTCTAGGAATTAAAAAATGGCTAGTACATATGTCAACAATCTACGCCTTGAAGAAATCGGCACTGGTGAACAGTCTGGTACTTGGGGCGATACAACAAACACTAACTTAGAAATAATTGGTCAATCAGTTGCTTGGGGAACCAGAGCAATTGCAAACGCCTCCACGGACAATATTACGATTGCCGATGGTGCGTTAGACGCAGACAGGTGCCTTGGGCTAAAGCTCACAGGCGGCGGACAAGCTTGTACTGTCACACTTCTTCCAAATACGAGTTCTAAAACTTGGTTCATGTATAACGCAACGGCTGCTGCTTTGACTTTTACCTGCGGAAGTGGCGCTAATGTAATAATTCCTGCGGGTCAAACCAAAGTTATTGCAACAGATGGTCTAGGTTCAGGAGGCGTGGTTCACGATCTTCTTACTGCGGTTAATTTAGCTGGAACAACCACTGTTGATGACTTGATAGTTAGTGACGATCTAACAGTTACTGATGATATGACCGTTGGTGGAACGCTTGGTGTGACAGGAGTATTAACAGCAACATCCTTAGACATCTCAGGTGACATAGACATAGACGGTACTACTAACCTAGACGTGGTAGATATCGACGGAGCAGCAAACTTTGCAGGAAACGTAACTATTGCAACTGGTGCTGACCTTCTTACTGCTTCAGCAGGCGACGACAATGTTCGTATAGGTTTAGACGCAGGTGACTCAATAGCATCAGGTGGAAATCGCAATATTGTAATAGGAAGAAATGCAGGTACTGCGATTACTACTGCTGATTCTAATGTTGCTATCGGTTTTGACGCTCTTAAAACTGAAGATGCACATGGAAATAACGTAGCCATTGGAGCATCCGCTTTAGCTACTCAAAACGCAGGAGCAGATGGCTACAATGTAGGTATTGGTTATAACGCAGGAACAGCAGTAACCACAGGCATTCGCAACAGCCTAGTTGGCGGTCAATCTGGTGATGCCCTTAATGCAGGTTTAGACAATACTGCTTTGGGTTATAATTCTTTAAGTACAGAAACCTCTGGGGCAAGAAGTGTAGCAG